GCTTCTAAGGTTACATCTACAATTCTGCAGTAATGAGTACCTGGAGGTAGAATTTTAGAAATACCATTTCCACCTTTGCTTTCTTTAAAATCACTTGACTTAAACATAATTTTTACTTTTTAAATTAATCAATATAAACTTTATCCCAGTGCGTAATAATCTTGCCATCTTCTCCTGGTTCAGAGATGACAATCTCTTGATTTCTCAAGTGCTCAGGCCTTGCGCCACAAGCGATTTCGTCAGTTGTTAAAAAACTCAAGACATTCTTTTTGCCTTTTCTATAGATATAACCTATAGCGTCTGAGTTTGAGGTTGTGATGCGCTTTAATTTACCTGTTAAATCAAGATCAAGTGAGTTAAATTCTGCACCATTTTTCTCTAGCAAGGTATCCTTGATGTGACCTACAAATATCACATGAGGAGCTAGAGTTTTTACATAGTTAAGAACTTTCTCAAAAGCTTGACGTAACCATGGATAGCCTGCACCATTGGGCATATTCAAAATACTACCATAGTTTGGTTTATGCTTTGTGAACCAATCTTTACCCATAAGACTTTTAGAGTATAACTCTTCTGCATATGGTACACACATTGTTTCTAAAGCAGTGATTGTGTCTAATGCAATATACTTATAAGGCTTACCTGCTTCTGTGATCATGTTACCAATGGTAACAATGTCAGAAATAGTTCTTGCCTTAAGCTTTATTGCGTCAACATAATCAGTACCATCCTCAAGGTCAAGAATAAGACAGTTATCTAATGCTGATAACAAAGTAGTTTTACCCACCTTTGGTTTACTAAAAATTACAAGATTCTTTGGACTCTTGATTTCAGCTTTTACTTTTTGCATTGGAAGTACAAATCCTCCTGATTTTACTTCTGCTTTGTCTGCTGCCATGTTATTCCTTTTTTAATTAAATCATTCAACCATTCTTTATTTGACATAGGCACATTGTGCTGAATACAGTAGTAGTCGCGCATTGTCATCGCGCTGTAGTGACTGTCTTCTTTCTCAGAATACATACCAGCAAATAAGTCTTCTTCAGCTTCTTCTGGTAATGTTACTACTTCTGCATAAGCTGAGGTAACAGGTGTACTATTTACAAGTTCCAAGTCACTCAATCTTACAGCATATGTTATAGATGATGAGCCAGAACCTGCTGTTTCAACTTCTACATACTTTTTTGGATTGAGTTTCCAGTTTGGATTATTCACCAATCTGTACAACTTTCTGTTCTTGCGATCATAGTGTTCCTGATCCCAGTCAAACATTTCAATGTAAAAATCTTGACCACATGATAACTCACTTGGCCAAAAACGTACACATTCTACCCTTTCCTCTCCAAACTCTTTGCCCATGTAACAAAGCTTTGAACCAAACTTTGGACTGGAGATGCCCATGTGGTTGAAAAGATTCTGCCAAAAAGGTTGATACTCAGTGGTAATCTCCTTAATGTGCTTTTTCTTTTCAGGCTCTGTTGTAGCTTTAAACGTACTACTCATTTGTTAAAAATTTAAATTATTACTTACTTTTCGCTGTAAATGGTTCTTTGTCAGGTTCCAACGCTTCAACAACTTCCATTTTTGCATAATCTGCCTTATACCATTGAATACTTGTTTCTCCAAATCTATTCTTCAAAACATGCATCGCAAGTAAATACTTGTCACTAGGACCAATGATGTACTTTTGAGGGCCATACCTACTTATGTTGTACTTGGCTGGCCTGTTATATGCCACCATTACGTCCGCACACTGTAAGAGATAATCGCTTCCAAAGACATCTGCCTCAGTAGGAAAATTTTCTAACTTACCTGGCTTTTGTCTTTCAGCATTGTCAATCTCTCTGTTTAGCTGAGTAAGAATAATAAATGTCACAGGATACTTATTCTTCATCTCAGTTAGCATTGTGGCAAGATTCTGCAATGTAACTTGTTTACTGGTTTCTGAAGCTGACTGGCGAACCAGCAGTGTGTGGTCCAGCGTTACCACAAACGGTTTTCTATATTCTGCGTAAAATGCTTTTATAGTATTGGACATGTCTATAACAGACATTGATCTATCAACTACAAATTCTTTACGTCCTTTTTGTTTGCCAACATAGTTACTCAATTTCTCATAATCAGCTTTAGATAAAGGTGGCATGCCATCATCCTGAGCAGATTGTAAGTAACGTATGTCTAAATTGTTAGAGGCAGATAACTCGCGTACGCCCATGTTTCTACCAAGCATTTCAAATTGAAAATGCAAAACCATAAAATCTTGGTCTTTATTGTTTTCTTGAAGCGATCTTGCAAGTGTTGCTGCTACAAGTGTCTTACCAACACCTGGACGTGCTGCTAACACATATAAAGATTGCCATTCTATACCATTAAGACCAATAGTGTTAAATCCTTCCCATGAAGTTTTTAGAGATACTATCTCTTTTCTTGCGCGTTTTGCAACATATTCAAGACTTTCTTCTAATATATCACTGTACTTTCGCCATGGTTTTATGTGCGAAGCTGGCGCATGAGATGCTGTAGAAACAGTCTCTGGCTTGTTATGCATAAAGTAATTTTTTGATAAACAAATATAATAAAAAAATATGAAACTACCATAGGATTTTGGTAGAATCAAGAGCTTCAAGTTCAGTGTTTACCTTATTAAACACATCATTACAATCCCACTGTTTTTCACGTGCATATGCAGCAGAAGCAGGATGACTTGCTTTAAGAACAATCTGTGAATCATCAAGTAATTCTTCTAACTCTTGTGCTTTTTTGCCAAGTAAAACCCATACAATCGGTTTTTTTGCGTTTATAGAGTAAGAATTAATCATATCAATTAGATATTTCACAAATGGATCCCATATTGCAAAGTGTTTTCCTATCTTACCAACTTCAGTAGTGAGTGATGTATTAAGCATCAAGATGCCTTGTCTACTCCATTCTGCTAAGTCAGGATTTAATTCTTTAGGATCACTATTGTCATACACTGTTCTTGCAATTGCACCATGTATATATCTAAGTGATGCTTCCTTTTTTCCAGTATTACCACAACTAAATGCAATACCATCAGCTACTCCAAGTTGAGGATATGGGTCTTGCCCTACAACAATTACTTTAAGTTTGTCAAATGGACATTCAGAGAATGCTCTAAAAACCATCTTAAGTGGAGGTGTAAATCTCTGCTCATCATTTACTAAAGATTCTAGTGTTTTGATTATGTTTACAAAATCCTCAGATACTAAGAATCCTTTCAATAGATTGTTCCATCCATTGGTTTTGTCTACATCATGCGCTTTAAGCATGCTGTGCATTTTGTCAGCAATTTCTTTTGGATCAAGTTTAACTTGACCAGGTGTGAAATTTTTCATAATTTTGGTTATTAATAAATAAACATTATGTCAGAAGAAATCGTAAAATCATTTGTGCCATCAGGAAATGATAGTGAAGTAGTTGACGTCATCAAAGAAGACGCAATCATATCAATCAAGATGAGTACAGGCTACTACAAAAGAATTCAAAGTGTTATTGCATTCTTAATTGAAGGTAAATCTGTAAAAGAAGTTGAAAACTCCCACAGGTCTATTGCATCTCGCAACGTCACTGAGCCATGGATTTTTCAATATGAAACGCTTTTAATTCTTTGTAGAGAATTTGAAAAAGCAGCTCATGAAAATGGTCATATTGAAAAGATGACAATTGGTGAACTTAAAGAAGCAATGGCCAACGCTGAAAAACGTATGGCTGAAGATGACGCAAAAGAACGTGCAGAAGCAGCTAAAAAAGCAAAGGAATCTGATCAATAAAGATAGATTCCTAGGCTGTGTCCTAGCTCAATACAGCATTCAATTACAGCTGACATTTCTTGCTTTGTACAATCTGCAAAAGATTTATACTCTATTGTACTTCCTTCTTTAGAAGTTAGTCCAGTATTGTCTTTTACAATCATTTTGATTTCGTCAATTGTGTGACCTGTAGAATTTGCAATCTCTCTTATAAGAGCATGTGCTTTAGCAAGTTGTCCTGCTGTTTTTTCGTCATTATCAAGAACAGTAAGATATGCTTCTATTTCCTGTCCTTTTTTAGCACCCATGTTAAACAGTTTGAGTTTCCCTGCATCTTCTTTGGACGCAGGGATTATCTCATCACCATTTATAATCACTTTGATTGTTGTGTTATGCATGATTTATAGGATTAATGTAAACAATTTTCTCAGAATCAATATCCTTTAATGCTTCTGCAACCCAATCCATGTCTACTGTATCTTTATACGCAAGAATATGAATGGTTGATTTGTCTTTAGGGTTTAGTCTTAACAAACGACCTATACGTTGACTACTCTGACGCTCATTACTATATGAATGCATAATTATACCTGCTTTCAAATCTGGTATATTTACACCTTCATTGAGTTGTTGAACACATGATAGCTTAGTAATAGAACTATCTTTGAAAC